TGGGACCTTATCAAGACTGTCGAGCATCGTTTCTCTGAAGAGTCTGAGCGCAAGCACCAGGCCTGGATCGATGCAGGGAAGCCTCTTAACAAGGGCGGTCGTTGCAACGCGGGTCACTGGCGTAAGGATTCATGGGCTGAGGGTACTCGCCTGTTCACCAAGCGTGTCGACGGCAAGCAGTTATCTGTTGAGGAGTGGGAGGCGTTGATCGACGCAGAGACAGAAGAACAAGACGCTGCAGCGGCAACTGCAGCAACAGAATCGGTGGAGACACCGGTAGCAGAGACGGTTGTCGAGCAAGCAACTGTCGCGCTGATTAAACCATACGGAGAATACAAAATGACTACATTAACTCTTGAAAATGCCCCAGCACGTTCAGCTGAGGAAATCAAAATCTTCCACGCTGCGTTTCAGTCAGGCCCTGGCACTCACGTCGCGACCTGGCGTCCAGTCGAGCCAATGACTGATCTGATCGACGGTCTCGAGGCTGCGTTTCGTCATACGAACAACATCAACGGCTCTTGGTCACGCGATAGTCACATCCCTGATGATGGCATCATGATCTCAAACGGCGACTATCGTAAGAACGTCGAGGTCGTCGGTGGTCGTCGTCGCGAGTGTGGTTTGCGTTCGACGTCAGTTGGCGACGCTGCCGAGGTCGTATCCTACAACCTGAAGGCCGAGCGGATCGAGCGCTGCTACTTCGTGTGTACGATGGACGGCTGGGAAGAGCTGTCAGAGATGTGCTTCGACGCGTATCTCAAGGCAGAGAGTCAGCGTAAGTCGATGATCTGGAGCCGTGACGACGCGGTTCGTATCGCGACAGGAGCGGTGGTATGAGGACCGAGGTGTTTGAGATCGTGGTAGCCAATGAGCTGCCACGCATCGGAGCTGGATACCGGATCGTCCGGGTCCAGCAGGGCAAGAAGTGGGTCCATGTCAGCGACTTGGATGGCGAGGGTCGTACACGTCTGACGCAGAAGGCCTGGTCGCAGATCAAGCGCCTGGGCGAGATCGACCTGGACGCTGCTCTCAAGAGTTTGCGTCGCGCTGATCGTGCGCTGGGTCGTAAACCAAGGAGGAAGCTATGAGCAAGCCATCGGTAACTCTAATGAGACGAGATCAGCTGATCACTGAGCCGTACTGCTGCCAGCAATGCGGCGCTGAGACTCCAACTGCGACATTCCATGAGACTTATTATCATGGTGAGTTGCGGCAACGGTCGAGCGCTGACGAGTTTTACGAGGAGCTTATACGTGAGCACGGTTTGGTGCCTTATATGCGTAAGGGCAACGAGGACGATTTTATAATGGATTTGTTCTACAGGGTCCCAGGTCACTACACTAAACTGAAATACGGTCATTTCTGTCGTATGCGCTGCGCTGTCGATTTTGCGAATGATGTGATGGACCGCGTCAATGTGCTCGAGAAACAAATGGAGGATTTGTGATCATCCAACAACTGACAGAGCAGGCGCTTCAGCGTCTGCATCTGATGAACAAGCAGGGTGAGCCGTGGCACATCATTGCGGCCCGCTGCAACATGAACAAGTCGACGCTGTTCCGTCTGATGGACGGCAAGCTCGACCCACGGGTGTCGACCCTGGACAAGATCCTGGCGGTGACGCACCCAAAACTGAGGGTGAAGTGATGAAATTTGTAAGAATCGAAGTACATCAGGTCGCTGGCAATTCAGATGACCTTAATCGGTGTATTGAAGAGTTCGATCACAAGCGAAGCGGTAACGGTCTTATCTCCTGTGACGCTTCTGACCAGCAAATGATTGATCAGATTGTTTTGCAGTGTGAGGCATTTATTGAGGAGCATAAGCCCCATTTTGACTGGTGTGAGATGAAGGTCTTCGTTAGTGATCCAATTGAGGCGGAAGGTTGATAGCTGATGATTATTAACGTGACCAAGTACAAGTGCGTGCAGCGTTATCTCGACGATCACCGTCGTCGTGGTAAGTTCACGCGATGGGAGCTGGCGCGTCGTCCGGGGCGTCGGCCCAATCAGTGGCTGGTGTTTAGTGGCCCAATTGCGTCCACACGAGAACCTGGTATAAACGACTAAATTACCAGAAATCCCAGAGAGACCCGCCGCGTGCGGGTTTTTTTGTTTCTGCAATAACCTTCGGGACTGCAAGGGAGCGATCATGAGCAAGTACACGAAGGCCTGTTGCGACAGGGTCATCGAACTTGGTCGCTTGGGCTACCACCTCGAAGAAATGGCGTCTGAGTTAGGCGTCACACGGAAGACACTCTACAACTGGCGTCAGCAGCACGAGGCGTTTAATGAGGCGTTTGAGCTAGCGCAGACGCACTCAATCGCATACTGGGCCAGTCTACCCCGGAGGCAGATCATCGGGGAGATCGATAACCTCAATCCGACCTGTTGGATCTTCACGATGAAGAACAAGGCCGGGTGGATCGATAAGACAGAAACTGACGTCACCAAGAAGACCACGGTTGACATAACCGACTCAATCGAAGAAGTGGTCGAGCGGCTGAGGGCGTTCGGCGTCGACATTGACGCGCTATGAATAAACGCAAGCTGGCGAATGCCAGGCGTGTAATGGAGCTGATCAACCAATACCGACAGCTCAAGGCTGAAAATCCGTCAGCCTTCTATTCGCCCTACCCCTGGCAGGATCGACTGTACAGGGCCGGGGCAAAAAACAAGCAGCGGCTGCTGATGGCAGCGAACCGGGTCGGTAAGACCTACTCGGCGGCGTTTGAGGTGGCCTGTCACGCGACCGGGCTGTACCCAGATTGGTGGGACGGCGCCAGGTTTGACTATGCACCCAAGATCTGGTGCCTGGGCGTGACTGGTGAGCAGATGCGTGACGTGATTCAGCACGAGCTGTTTGGTGATTTACTGGCCGGTGAGATGTCTGGGGCGATGATCCCGAAGCATTTGGTCGAGGGTGTGACACCAACGGTGGGCGTCCCGAGGCTGGCTAAGGATGTCCGAGTTACCCACCCAAAAGGCCAGAGCGTGGTGTCGTTCAAGTCATACAGCCAGGGACAACACGTCCTGATGGGTTCGACGGTCGACTTCGCGTGGATCGATGAGGAGCCCCAGGACATCACGATCTATCCGCAGCTGCTGACGCGGACCGCGACCGGTAACAAGAACAAGGGCGGCTACGTGCTGATGACCTTCACGCCAGAGAACGGCATGACCGAGCTGGTGACCCAGTTCATGGAGGACATCAAGCCAGGCCAGTGGCTCGGCAACGTGACCTGGGACGACGCGCCCCACCTGGATGACGAGACCAAGCAGCAGCTGCTCGAGGCGATGCCCGAGTACCAGCGGGAGATGCGGTCCAAGGGGATCCCTGTACTGGGTGAGGGGATGGTGTTCCCGATCTCCGAGGATGCGATCCGTATCGACCCGTTCCAGATACCGGAGCACTGGACCCGACTGGCTGCAATGGATTTTGGGATCGACCATCCGACGGCTTGTGTCTGGACGGCGTATGACGCAGAGAGCGACATCATCTACGTCACCGACGAGTACGCGGTGTCTGGTGAGGTCCCGGCGATACACGCTGCGGCGATCTCGGCCCGATCAGAGTTACCAGTGATCTACCCCGCTGACGGGGACCAGACCGAGAAGGGATCAGGACGGACCCTTGCGGATATGTACCGGTCGCATGGATTGGATTTGATTGGACCCTTCACCAACCCGGACGGGACCAGGTTCGTTGAGCCTGGGCTGATGATCATGCTTGAGCGCATGAGGACCGGTCGGCTGAAGGTGTTCGGTACGTGTGGTCACTGGTTCTCTGAGTTCCGACGCTACCACAGGAAGAACGGCAAGATTGTGAAGCAGTTTGACGACGTGATGGACGCGTCGCGCTACTGCGTTTTGAGTATTGAGCGATTCGGTGAACGTCCGGGCAAGCGCCTGGATCTGCCCGAGGAGCTGTATCCAACGATGGACCTATAGATGGAATACATGGAACCCCTGTCAGAAGACGAGCTGCGTAAGAAGCTCGAGCGGTATATCGACGCCTGCGAGTCACACATTGACTCTGAGATCGCGTACGAGCGTGTCCGTGGCTATGACGCTTACTTCGGTAAACCGTTTGGTAACGAGAAGGCGAACCGCTCGCAGCACATCTCGCGTGACGTGTTTGACGCGGTCGAGTCCGTCAAGTCGGTGCTACTGCAGACCTTCAACGCGTCTGAGTCTGTGGTGCGTTTTGAGCCTCGGGATGAGGACGACGTGCCGATGGCTGACCAGGCGACACGCTACGTTAACCATGTGTTCTACAAGCAGAACGATGGCTACCGGTTGCTGCACGATCTGTTGCACGACGGCCTGGTAGCGAAGCTCGGTGTCTGTAAGGTCTACTGGCAGCCTGATCAAGAAGACAGCTACGAGACGGTCCAGGGCGTCCCTCTCGAGGCGTTGGACATGATGCTCGCGCAGCCAAACATTGAGATGGCTGGTGATATCCGTGACAACGGAGACGGCACCGTCAGCGCCGACCTGGTCCAGATCAAGGACACAAGCCAGGTCAAGATCGAGGTGATCGCGCCGGAGCGTTTCTTCGTCGACCCTGACGCTGAGACCCTGGAAGAGGCCCGGTTCACTGCCGACGTAAGCTATCTGACACACGCCGAGCTGATGGAGCTTGGTTTTGCGCACGAGCAGCTGACTGAGTTGTCACCGGAGCGTGGCCAGCTGAACGACTGGGAGGAGTTCTCACGGGAGCGGATTAATCCGTTGTCGAATGAGGACCAAGAGTATTACCGGTTCTACGAGTGCTATCTCCGCTGCGACCTGGACGGTTCCGGGGAGGAGTCGCTGTATCAGGTCGCGTTCTGTGACGACACGATCCTGTCTGTCGAACAGGTCGACAAGCATCCTTACTACGGGTTCACCCCGTTCCCGCTGCCACACCAAGTGTTTGGTCTGTCGTTAGCTGATCAGCTGTTTGACATCCAGAAGTCTCGGTCGACGTTGCAGCGGTTGATCATTGACAACCAGGCGATGGCGAATACCTCGCGTGTGGTCGCGAACCTGTCGATGGTGAAGAACCCGCGTGAGCTGGTAGAGAACAACATTGGAGGCGTGATTAATGCCGCAGACCCCCAAGCGGTCGTACCGATGCCGACGGCTCCTCTTAGCCCGGCAGCGTTCCAGACGGACGAATTGTTTGCTCGAGAGAAGGAGAGCCGTTCGGGAGTCTCCAGAATCAACAACGGGATCGACCCCCAGGCACTGAACGGTAACAACTCCGGCAAGCTCATCGAGGCCCTGGGCACGATGGGTAACCGTAAGGTCATGACCATCGCACGTCACCTGGCTGAGATGTGTCTCCGTCCGCTGCTGAACGAGGTGTATCGCCTGGCGTTGCAGTACGAAGAGAAGCCACAGACGATCCGTGTCGGCGGCAAGTTTATGCAAGTGCTGCCGAAGCAGCTTGGTGAGCGTGCTGACATGACTGTCCGCGTCGCGCTGACACCAGAGGAGTCCCGTGACCAGGCCCAGGCGATGGTCGCGCTGCACCAGATGGTCAAGGGTGACCCGCTGTACGGCGACAAGCAGCGTCACGCCCTGCTCGCCGAGACCGCGGCCCGGATGGGTATCGCACAGACCAGCGCGTATCTGATGTCCCCAGAGGACCCTGAGTACCAGCAGATGCAGCAGATGAATGCCCAACAGCAGCAAATGATGCAGCAGCAACAGGCACAGATGGCCCAGATGCAGTACCAGTTACAGCAACAGGCGCTACAGATTCAACAGATGAAGGTGAACTACGACTTCCAGAT